ATTTTTGTATAAAATGACATCATATCTCATGCGAACAACTCCTTATAAAACTCAAAACTGATTGCCCCACTGCCCGAAAGAGTAATTGAATTAATGCCTGGGTAAAGATATATCTGCGTATTTTCATATGTCCCAGCACTCAAAGTTAAAGTAGTATCTTTAGTAGTGACTGAAACTGTTCCTGTAACCGTCATTTTAGGCTGCAAAATAGTCTTTCCGGGGTTAATCAGCGGCACTACATCAGTGCCTGAAACAGTAAAACTTGTATCTTGACTAACATCATAATCAAAATTAAAGGTATCCCATTCATCATTGCCCTCGGCTATTTCAGAAATCATAAACGGCGGATTGCAGGTAAATTGGAGAGTTGCAGAAACTTCCTCAGTCTGGTCACTGACCGTAACTGCATTACTAGAACATTTAGCCAAAAAATAGTAGTTTTCCGGAATATTTGAATCGTATAGCTTACTTGTCCCATATCCGTTTATTTGATTTTTGATGATGCCTTCAAGTGCATGACGCTCAGCATATGTTGCAAAATGTCCGCTAAAGCTGTAACTGATTATCAGTGGCTTAAAAATCCGCTGACCGAACATCATAGAGTAGTCAATTAGAGAACCTTGGACGCCCGGGATCGTATCAGTGATTTCATACTCTTCGAGTGCATTAGGTGTTCGAGCTATTAGGTCAAAACCCATTGCTTGTGAATCAAAATCACCGAAAATAATTTTTTCCTTAATCACTGTCTAATCACCCCCAAGTATTTCTCTGCTGATATTGAGATTGGCTATATCCTTGTTTATCAAACTCAGGATACAGCTCGCCAACCAAGTTTCCATTAAAATTAACGTCCATTTTTCTACTCATCATTGTTTTAAAAAGCTCAATCAAAGCATTATTTTGCTCAATCAGTGTATCAAGCTTTTTACTTGTATCATCACTTAAACCTGTGCCAGTAATTGCTGTTTTAGCTTGGTTTAGTAATTCAACCGCCCGATTGTGTTTTGTGTAATCAGTGGGGATAACGAACTCCGGCTTATTACCCTCAGCTAGTGTATATAAGCCCTCATTGGATACAATACCGCCATTAGCGTAACCTACATACTTCCCACCACGCGCCAGCGATTTAATGCCAGGAACATTTCCAATTCCGCCATACCTAGCCTTGATGTAGCCGATAGCGGAAATTGCTTGATCTAGTGGATTAGTCCAGCTTCCATAGCCTGATTTAGCATAGGCTTCAAAAGTAGACTTAATCATTTGAAACCAGCCACTAGATGGGTGCCCAGCTTTGGCATTTGAATCCCAATTGTTAGTTACGTTTCTAAATCCGGATTCATATTTTGCAATAGTTTCCAAACCATTCAGCCAGTTTGAGCCGGAAACACCAGCAATGCTCATAGCTCTTTCGATAACTTCTTTAGCTTGAGCAGGTGTAGCTGTTCCCTTAATGTTGCCAACCTCATCACTAAATAGTTTTTTAATCCAGCTAATAGCGCTTTTAGCTATTGTGCTAGGTAAGTTAGTAATAATATCACTAGCTAAGCCAGCACCAGAACTAATGCTAGAAGTAAACTTCGTAAATACTGACTCTAAAAATTGTGCTGGATGCGCAATAATTTTGTCTGCATCTTCTAGCAAGTCTTTTCCTTTATTGAAAATTCCACTAAAGAAACTCCCAATTGAGCCACTGGCATATTTTTGTAATCCCATTAGGCTTGCTAGTCTAGCTGAGCTATTGCCATCTAAGATTTCAGTACCAGCTTTAAGAGGAACAATCATGTTTCTTTGAGCTGGGAACATACCAATCTGACCGTCCGGTGTATGATACATTTCACGGTAGTTAGATCCTTTGCTGTCATTAACCATGGCTAATTGATCATGCAATACGCCACTTTGAGTACCAGTTGCATAAGCTGGGACGTCTACTTTCCATGTGCCTTTGATTTTGCTTGCTCCAACTTTGTCTAACACCCAATTAATACCTTTTTCTAAGCCTGATAGCATATCATTAAACGGGCTTAAGACTGCTCTCACAATGTCACTAAAAGCGTGTTTGACGCCTCTTACAGCCCCAGAAATTACACCAGAAATTGAGCCGAATACGTTTTTGAACCAATTAAGGACATCTGTTAGTCTTCCCCCAGTTATATCATCTAGCCATTTGTATGCTGTACTAAATACTGACTTCCAAAAACTAATTAAATCGTTGACGATATTTTTTACATCTGAGCCGACTTTTGACCATTTTCCCGTAAAGATATCATGAAAAAACTGTGCATAATCTTCAATGCCTTTGAACCCTGCTGAAAAAATTGGCTTAACCTGATTAAATAAGCTTTCAGTAATCTTGACTATGTCTTGCCAAGCTTGCTTAAACCATTTTGTCATGCCCTGATAAAGCTGTTGGCAAGCTTTAACTATTTCATTAACAAAAGCTCTGAATTTAGCAGAATGCTTGTATAACTCGACAAAACCAGCGATAACGGCAGTTATAGCAATCACCCAGATATTCAGCGGAATTCCTGCTGCAAACACAGTCCTTAGTGCTTGAAATCCACTAACCATGCTTTGTATGCCTTTGATAACTTTAGCAGCAGCAAATCCGGCAGCAATAGTTGCGCCAATTGCTTTAATTGCTGCTTTTTGGCTTGCTATCGCTTTTAAAACTGATGACAGATTGTTGAGAGGGTCATGCGCTTTTTTAGACTTGCTACTCATATCATCAAAAACGTTAGATATACCAGTTACAACACCCTTGAAAGTATCCCAAACACCCTCAGCAAAAAGCTTAGCAATCTGAACAATGCTAGAAACTATACCATTTATTGCACTTGCATGTCCGGCTAGGTAGCTAATCAATCCAGCTGCTTTTGTTGTGATATTAGCTATACCAGTTCCAAGCTGCTTAATTGCACTTTGAACCGCAGAAGTTTCAAGGACTTTCGAGATAGAGCTTAAACCAGTAGCAGCTACATTAACCAGTGGTGTCATCAAAGCCTGCTTAGTATCAGCCCACGACTGCTGAATGTGCTTTAAAGCGCCTTGCGAGCTTTCATCAAACTCACTGGAATTCTTTTTGTAGTCCTTAGACGCTTTCTGCAAAATATTATTAAATTGTGTGCTAGTCATTTTTCCACTTGAAACTAGGCTATCAAAAGCCGTCTTAGACATGCCGCTAGCTTGTTGCAAAGCCGTCCCTAAGCCGGGCGCTTGTTTTTCAATTCTGCCAAGGCTTGAGCTTGTTACAGTTCCACTTGCTTCAATTTTTGATAACCCATTGGCAAAACCGTCAGCTTGTGTATTAGTAAGCTTTAACTTATCTGATAAACTACCAACGCCTTGAGCTAACTGATTAGTTTTAGATGCACTACCGGTCATGTCATAAAACTTAGTAGTCAAGTTAGCTACTGCCGTGCCTGATAAGTTAGTGTTTTCTTTCAAACTTTTGACAGACACTCCCATGGCTTTAATATCTGACTCAGAAGCACCCATATTTTTCCACTTCTCAGCAACTTCGGTAGCAGCTTCAGCAGACTCAAAACCTTGTGTGGCAAACTCTTTCACATAGCTGGTTGCTTGGGCAATACCGTTTGTGAGCGCATTTCCAATGAAAACGCCTAACCCAATATGGACTTTTTTACCAGTTTCCTCCGCTTCTTTGCCAGTTTGAGAAAAACCAGATTTTAGTTTTGCAAAAAAACCAGTTGGTGCTGTTTTCATCTGATCGTTCAATTCAGATATTTTGGTTTTGGTTTCAGCAACGGCTGTTCCAGTTTCATTTAACCGAGTTTTTTGCTTTAAATAAGCTTCACTTGTCGAGCCAGATGTGCTAGCAATTTTTTGAAGCTCACTTTCTTGCTTTTCATACTGAGCTGAGAGATTAGAGAGAGATTGCTTCAATCCACTCATACGAGCTTTGTTTGCTTCTTCTTGTTTTCCCTCGGCTTCAAGACGATTAACATAAGCTTGACTAGACTTTTGAGCTGTTTCATATCCTCGCTGCAAATCAGCTAAGCCGCTTGTGTAGTAGCTTAGACTGCTTTTAGCTCTGTCTTGCTGGCTTTCCATTGATGCCATCTGACGTGTAGCAGTTGCAATCTGCTTTTCTAATTTTTGATACTGTTCAGCACCAGATTGAGTAGTAACATCTAAGCCCTCTTGCCGTGACCTAAGAGCGTCAATTTTAGACTGTTGCAGCTCCATTGCTTTAGATAAACCGTTAACTTTTTCAGAGTAACTGCCTACCATGTCACCCGTTGAAGCCAGCATAGCGGCATTAGCTTTGAAACTGCTAGTTGCAGCAGAAACGGCAGATGTTAAGCCTTTTAGACTATTCGTAGCTGTTATGGTGTCAAGTGAAATCTTAGTCGCCATTTCGTTTTGAACTTTAGCCAAAAATTATTCCTCCTTTCACATGAATTTTTTAAATAAGTTTCCAGCATTAACCGGTCGCTTATCACGAGGACGAGCATTTAAAATTTCACTCAGCTCTTGATAATTCATTTTGTCAACGGTTTCGAACGGCATTCCTTTGAGGAGAAGTTCTTTTTTTAAGTAAAGAATATCTTCACGCTCGTTTTTTAAATCATCAATCGCTTTACGATTGCGAACTAGCCTTTTTTTGGGTCTTTTTCTTCCTCTTTTAAGGATTCAGCAAGCTGTTCTTCCGACTGTCCCTTGATTCGTCCAATCAAGTAATTTAAAAACTGACCTAATTCGTTAAAATCAAGCTCATCTTTAGCATCTTCAATCTGCTTATCAGTTAGCTTTAAAATGTCTTTTAAAAAACCAAAAGCTTCTTTTGTAAAAGTGCGCTCCTGTTCCAGTTGTGCAATAACCTCAGAAGGCTTTAGATCTTTTTTTTCGCTTTGAACATCAGCATTAACTGATAATTGAAGCAGCTTGATAAGCATTTCATCAGCTTTATCCTGATTTTTAATTGTCAATTTAATTTCAATAGGTTTTTTAATGCCTAGCTTAGATACATTAATTTTTGCCAATATAATTCCTCCTGTTTGTCCGTCTCATTTTTATCGTCTCTGTCGTCAACTGTTGAATCGACTTGGTTAGTTATTATCCTTGATTAGTTCCACTTGCTGCGGCTGTATAGCCGCCGAAAACTTCTTTCATCATTGCTGCTTCGTCAAAACCACTCGCTTGAGAGAAATAAGTTTTGTAAGGCTTTTGCTGCCCTTGTGAGTCAGTGAAAATGCCGTCTTTCAACGGATCTAGCGCATCAATTTCAAGGCTGATAGTATCATCTTCCTCCTTGGTGTCACCTGTTTTCTTATCTAAATCAGTTTCAACCACATTTGAGTTAGCGAAAGCTAAATAGACAAGGTTCCCAGCGTAATCTTGGCTAGCTACTAAAACTGCCACATTGGGCTTTTTCTTGCTAGAAAGAACATAGCCACCTTTACTGTCGGTATCGTAGCCCTTAATTTTGTTATAAACATCGTAATCCATATCTAAAGCGTTAAGCGTCATTGACGGTTGCTGAGCGCCATATGAGTAGCGCCCAATTCCATTGTTAGCAAAAACTGCGGTTCCTTTTTGCTCAATACCGCTGATTTTTGCTTCAATGACACCAACGGATTTATTAACGGCTAAATAAACACCGTCTGTACCGATACCGCCCTTACTTGGGTCTGAAATTAATGTACCAGTGTCATCTAAAATAGCTAACTTAGCCCAATTGACACCGGTTGTTGCTGCTCCACCTGCCATTTAAATCACTCCTCTAATATTTTTTGTAAAATAAAAGACCTTAGATACTTGGCCAGTATCAGGGTCTTTAGTATGATTTTTTGATTGATCTATCTGCCAGCCGTCACTTTGAAATAGCTGGGCAAAAGCAATCTCCAAATCTTGGATATTTAAATCTATTTTTAACGAATAAAAAATTTGAACCTCAACACCAATTTGCCAGCCTTTAAAAATGTTATTGGCATAGTATTGAGGTTCATTGACATACTCTGTTATCCACGCGAACGTCTTGCCTGACTGATTAACGACTTCCTCGGGCAATGATGTCTGATAGATGCTATCAAGCCATGAATAATTAGCCGAAGCTATTAACTCTTTAGCTTGTACAACTGGCAATTTCACTTACTATCACCGCCAATCAACTCATCATACTTTTTTCGCTGAGCGGCAAAAACGTCACTAGAAGTTTCATTTCTAGCATTGTCTACCCAGTGAGTCGCTGGCATTTTGATTGTGCCGTCATTTAAAAAACGAGCAATATAAGCTTTTTTCTGAAAGCCTACCGTACTGCTGCCGTTTTTTTCGCCGTCAATATCAGTCGGGATATAAGTAATATTGTCTTTTAGATGACCATATTTTTCCTCTTTTTCCTTGCTGACTGGTGCGGTTTCTTTTAATCTCTCAGCTAGCACTTTAGCCCCAGCTTCGGTGATTTCAGCAGACTGTTCAGCACTAGGGATCACTTCCTTAATCTGCTCGAGCCAACTGTTCATCTGCTCATCTAAGCCTGCCATTATTTCACCTTCTCACTAAGTTTGACGGTCAGATAGTCATATGCCATGTAGTTCAGACTGTCATCAGAGCTAAGATTGATAATGTCGTATTGCTGTCCGTTATAGATAACTTTCAGTTGATCATTAATTTTCGAATTGTGACGAACGACTAAAACAATTGAATCTTCAAAATCAGTATTTAAAAGCTTATAAGTCTGACTGATTGCTCGCTTTTGTGGATAAGCCCACAGAGAGAGCTGAGAAACAAATTGTTCACTGTAATCGCCGGTGTTGTCATTTTCAACTGATTTAATCGTACCTAGTTGAATTTTTTTGTTAAAAAGGCTAGGTAGAAATTTCCGAGCCATCGACATCACCCTCTATCTCGTCCCACAGTCCTCGAAGTTGCCCAATGATGCTGTTAACAGTCAAATCGACATCATAGCTTTGCACGTCAGTTAGTGCTAGCCGATATTGATAGTAAGTTCCGGCTAACGACATAATCGCGGTGTTAAATAAATCTTTGATGCGACTATCTGCATAAAACTTGCCGTCAGTATCCTCTCCAATAGCATTGATGATATAGTTTTGAGCTGCTGAAATATATCCGCTAATCAAAGTATCATCGTCTGTCCCATCAACATGAAAAGCATTTTTAAAATCGTCTGTAGATACTGTCAAGCTAACACCTCCTAATTAGCCACCGATGCTATCACACAACTACTGTTTATTTTTTAGGCGACACGCTAGTTATTAACCAGCGCTAGTTGTTGAGCTTGCAGCGAAGTTAGCTTTCTGATCAGCAATCGCTGAAAACGATCCAGCCACGAAAGCGTCACTATCTGTTGATTCGACATCGAAACGATCAATGACACGAATTTTAGTCTGATCTTCTTCGAACGCCCCGCCACCAATGTTTGTTGTCAATAATGACATGTTTTCACGGTCAAACAATGTGACAGCTTGCGATAAATCACCATAATACAATGGATAAACCGGTTTAGTGGTTGTGCCAGAGCTAGGTAACCATTTGTCAGAAACCATAACAACACGTTTTCCACGAGCCATCATGATGTCAGGCTGAGTTGAGTTTGGTTGGAGCAAGTAATTTCCAAAGGCATCTTTAACCTTGCAAAGCTCATTGCAACCTGAAACGTTAGTCATTAAGAAAGATGTTGACTTGATGGCAGGGTCAACAGATGTATTAATCATGTCGATAATGTCATCAAATTTAGCAATTGTTGGCTTGGTTGGGGCAGCGTTCATTTTTGCAATGATTGCGTTGTTGCGAGTAACGATAGTTTTGCGAGCGATCCACTGTGTCAACCATGCCAAGATGTTTTGGTCTGAGTCTTTCAACAGTGAGTTAGTAGCAGTAGTAATGCCTGCGTAACGATGGATAGCATATTTAATCAATGTCATATGTGGATCATCGTTATCGCCAATTGTTGCTGTTTCATCGTCCAGATCAGCAAGTGGAGTTACATCAGTCCATTTTTCCCATACACGTGAGCCAGTCTGGGTTGAAACAGATTCAACATTTACATACTGCTGTAAAGCATCGTACTGGCGAACCAATTCATGAATCTGGGTTTCAATATCTTGTGGAATTGTTAAACCAATAGCTTTGCCTGATTCGTCCGTTGAGGATGTTACCAAGTCCATAATCTTAGGATCACCTTTTAACATTCCACGAAAATTATCAACGAAATTCTTTTTAGGGTCAGCTTTTTTAGTAACAATATTTACTTTTTTGTTAGCAACTTTTGCATTTTCTTTTGCATCATCTAAAGCAGATTTAGCAAAATCACGTGCAGTTTTAGCATTTTTTAAATCATCACTGATTTTCTTTACTTCTTCATTTGTATATTTAGCTGGATCGGCCACTAATTCAGTTGCCATTTGCTGTTTTTTGTCTTGCAAATCAGCAACTTTATTGCCGGCTTCGATCCATGCTGTGTTTAAATCATTCACATTAGCCATTTAATCGGCCTCCTCTTTAATTTTCTGCAAACAAAAAGCTCAGCTTTTCTTTAAGTTGGGCTTTATCGTTTTGTATTTTGTTTTCTGTTACTGGCTTAGGCGGTTTAGGAGCTGCCTTAGCAATCAAATTTAAAAACTTATTGATAGCCTTTTTATCAGGAATACGAGAAACGGTATTAACTATTTGCGGCTGTTTCTCATCTACATACATAATTGCATCTGCAAAATGTTTATCAACCGCATCTTGCGCAGTCAACCATGTTTCCTGCGACATTAGTTGCAGAATATCAGCTTGTTTCATTCCAGTTTTGGCTTCATAGGCGGATGCAATTGATTGATCAATGCCGTCCATGACACCAGCTTCATGAGCTAAATCATCTGCGTTTCCCTGAACTCCCTCCCATGCTTTATGAATCATGAGCTGAGCAGTAGGAGAAATATTGACTTTATCACCAGCCATTGCAATTACACTTGCGGCACTGGCCGCTAAGCCTTGAATATTAACAACAACATTTCCTTGATAACCTTTTATCAGCGTATAAATTTCGCTAGCAGCAAAAACGTCACCACCATTTGAAGCTATGTCAACCTCAATGTCCTCATTTGGTGATCCACTGTTCAAGATCTGCTCAATTGAGGCAGGATAAGCCGATGGCATACCAAAGTATTCATAAAAGCTTCCAGTCATATTGTCTACAACGTCGCCTTTAATCTGAATTTTCTTCGTCATTTTCAGTTTCACCCCCTTTCACTACTATCTGATTAACTGGCTGCTTTTCTGCGTCAGGCATATCTTCAGGTAAATATCCAACATTTTGAAGCATCCATGTTGCTTGATTGTTTGCGATAGTGCCGTCTTTTGCCAACCCTGATAGCGTACTTGCGAAATCATCGCCTAACGGATCAATCGCAGGACGAATATCAGCCGTGATATTTGCGCTCAATTTGCTATCCATCTCACTTACAATTGCTTTCACATAGCGATTTAAGGCATTAGCATACATGCCCTTAATCATCGTTAGAGACGACTGCTGGTCGCCTTGCCCGTTCAGATATGAGTCAGGAACGCCAAAGACTTTAGCGATTTGTGTGGAAGTCCAATCAACTTGATTCAGCAGTGTTGCAACATTGGCTTTAATCTCCAACGGTGTGTAAGTTTCCAAATCATCAATCACAATTGGTCCGTTGTTAGAGTTACTAATTTGCTGCATAAATTGTCTTGACCGAGCAGCTTTTTGCTTAGCACTTAGCAAACCACCTTTTTCGATTGACAAAACACCCGGAGAAATGATTGATTGCTTTAAGGCATTGATTGTCAAATTGTCAGAAGCATCTTTAATGCTTAACTCATTGACTAAAGCAGATAACGGGCTAACGCCTGTCATGCCGCCTGTTTTGCTTAGCAACCGCATGTGAATCATGTCTGATTGTGGCACATA